TTTATAAAACGCTCCTCTTTCTAGCCGAGGAATTTTTTCCGTTTCCAAACATTCATTGCAATGTAATTGAGCTATAGTAGATAATGAAGTATCTCGCAATTGCATTAAAGATATATTCCTATCAATAATTGATTTATTTGAAACAATGTTTTCACAAACTTTATATTTATCCTTTAATTCTTCTGCCCGAGATATTATTTCATTGGCCGAATATATTTTTTCTTCACTCAACCAAGGAAAATGTTTAATAATAGTTTTTAACCCGGCTAATTTTATTCCATCTATATTATCTGAAGCATCTCCGTCTAATGCTCTAAATAATACAAAATTATTCGGATGAATTTGATATTCATTCAAAACTTCAACCGGGCCATATATTCTTTTTTTCGTTGGAGAATATACACAAATATTTCCAGTACATAATTGTAAAAAATCTTTATCACTGGACATTATATAAACTTTTTTAGAATTCTTGAAATAATCTGTTGCCAAATATGCAATTACATCATCTGCTTCAACATGATCTATTGAAAGTATATTAACGGGAAATGTTTTTAAATAATGTAATAACCTTAAAAACTGATTCCTCATTTGAATCTCTTCAGTTTTAGCATCAGACATTTCTTCATATGCCCGATTTAGACGAATTTTTCCCTTTCTATTTTCTTTATATTCGGGAAAAATTTTTCTTCTTTTAAACGATCCCCCCACTCCATCAAATACTATTATACATCTAGTAGGAGCAAGCAATTTAATTCCATATCCCACAGATTTTAAAAACCCCACAAGTCCTCCGGTATGATTCCCGTTTTCATCCATTGCTGGATTTGCGGACCAACAACGTATAAATGTGTTTGTTCCATCGACCAATAAAATATTGGAATTGGTTTTTTCTTTCCAATCTCCCGGTTTGCTTGGTGATTGTTTTACCTTATTAAAAGCTTTTAATAATCTAAAACGCTCTTCATTTGTAAGATTCACTTATATTCCTTTACATTTTATTCTTCAACTTTTTCAGCTTCTTTCATAAAATCATCTTCGGAAATTTCCTTGGTGTCTTCAATAATAGCATCGCTTGGATCCCTATATTGCATGATATAAGAATCACATATAGCCCGATAAAACTCATCTTTTAATTCAGGATTGGTTTTTACCAATTCTAAAAACTTTTGTGTATTAAATTTAATTTCTTCTCCGGCGTTAGTTTTATATGTATAACCCCTTCCGTCTCCTTTAATAATAGAATATTCTTTCATGAATTTAAGCCAACTAGCTAAATCCTGAATTCCTGAATCATAATGTATTTCAAATGTAGCAAATCTTCCACCTGGACCCAGCCTATTCTTAACCACATGCGCTTGGGTAGATACTCCTATTACCTGATCATTTTTTATAACCTTACCCTTTGAGGCCAATCTTATTCTAACGGATGCGGCAAACGCTATGGCCTTACCTCCCGGGGTAATCCATTTATCTCCATATAGTCCGGCATTCATGTTGTATCTTAATTGATTAGTAAGAACTAATAAAATTCTTTGCTTATTAATCAATCCGACAATCTTTCGCATGGCTTTTCCTAATATCAAAGATTTTCCAGTATTATATCCATCTTTTCCATGCGCCGATTCCAATTCCTGTTCAATGGTTGCTTGTGCAATTGAATCAACAAAAATAGTTAAAAGTCTATCTTTATATTTTTTACGGGTTATTCCTATGATTAATTCGATTTCTGAAAACAATTCCTCAAGAGTCATAAAATTACGGCACAATACATCTGGGATTTTTACTCCGATGGCTTTCCAATAATTTTTATCTATTGCTGCCTCCGAATCGAAAAATACACCTATCCCTCCCATTTTTTGTGTATTGGCCAATATATGCCCACAAAATAAAGACTTTCCGGTGCTTTCTAATCCACTAAATTCAACGATTTTTCCAGCCGGAAGTCCTCCATTACGACGATTAGAAATTGCCAGATCTAATAAAGTTGATCCAGTAGAAACCCACTCTAATACATTCCACGGGTTATCATCTTCATCCAAAAAATAGGCTACTTTAGACCCATCTTTTTGTTTTTTATTTATTTCATTTTGCAATAAAACGGCAAGCTCGTCTCTCTCAATGCTTGTCTCAAGTTCAACATGCTTACTCTTAGATTTTTTATTTTCTTGTGCCATATAATTTTAGAATAAAGAGGGGTAGCGTGTTTTCTGCTACCCCATTGTATTATTTTTTAGTTATCTTCATTGGTATTGAAAAACCTTTCAAACTCATCCGCCAATTCATCTTTTGACTTAGAAGTTGAAGGTTGTTCTTTAGATGCAGTTTCCTTAACTACTTCTTCCTCATCAAACGGTTCCGTTTCGGGAGTAACCGATTCATCCAAAGGTTCAAGCTTGGGATTAATCCATCTTTCCACCGCTTCTTTAAGCTCATCGTAAGATTTAAGAGGAAAAATAGTTAAAATATCTACCTGATCCTTAACCTTTTCCATAAGATCCCGTCGGCTAGGATCAACCACAGGAGATACATTAGGATCCGCCAGAATATCAGTTTCTGGGAATGATTGTCCCGCCGCATTTTTCTTTTTTGTTGCGGCTGTGAATGTAACCTCAATATCCCGTCCTTCAGTATAAGAAGTAATATCTCCGTACTTTGGATTGACCATTAACATGAGAAGTTGTCTATATACCTTTGCTCCAAATCCCCAAAATCTTACTCCCAATTCTTCTTCTCCACGTACTATAATAGGTACATACGTACGAGTAACCGGGGCCAGTTTAGCAGCTAATTTTTTTTCTTCATTGCTTCCCCCTGCCCGGAGAGCTTCAATTGTTTCCAAGACAGGATCTGGTTTTCCAAAAGTACACGGAGCCAAATAATTATTATCACCTAATTTATAATAAAACTTCAATTCGATAAAAGGGTTTTCCGGGTTAAATTTATAAGGTACAATTCTTATATCTTGTTTCCCTTCCGACGGTTTCCAAAGGTGTTTGGCAAACTTTGATGCGTTGGTGTTTTCTTCAAACCTTTTAAGGCGAGCGGCAAGTAAATTTACATTTAATTTAGACATAATTTTTTAAACAATTTAAATATTTTAATTAATTAACTAGAGTAATCGGATAATCATTGAACCATTATTCAAATCTTAACCTATTAACTCTAATACATATAACAGTATGCCAGAAAAGATCGTATTTGACAACTTATTTTAATAACTTTTTTTGATATTATTCTAAAATTAAATTTATTTTAAGAGGAACTATGTTTAAAAAGGAATCCGCCGTAATAATAAGGGAATTTTCGTATAATTTCCAATTAACAACATACTCCGGATCTAATTTTCCATTTTCTTCTTCAATTAATCGGTTCATCGCATTTAATGTATAAAGTGTATTTGTTTGTTTTTTCCGATGTATAAGAATAGTGTTTGAAAATTTAGATGAAGCTTTTAACATGTTAATAACATTATATGTAAGATAAATTTCTTTAGGATTTTTAGAATTTTCAAATACAAAAATTCTATTATTATACACCTTATAAAATTTGCGGATTTCTTCGGCTATTTTTTTAAATTCTTTAGTTCCCGAGAAAGTACATAATAACTGTCTATCTTCCCTATAATTCTTCATACACTTTATAAAATTAATCTAAGGTTTTACATACTTAGTTAAAAACGTTACTGCTTCACGATAACCCATTTTATCGGCATGTTTATACAATTCTGTTAATTGTTTTTCCAATGATTCATTAATATTTAATACATTTGCTACATTAGTAACCACCGTCTCATCAGTATCAATTATCTGTTTAGCCAATTCCTTTTCGGCCTCAATTTGTTGAGGAGTTTTAGGAGCGGGGTGTGGGGGAGGAGAGGTAGATGATCCTTGCGATGGAACTTCATTTTCCGAATCTTCCCCACCAATAGGTTCTATTGCTAATTTCGTATTTCCCTGAAAAATGTTAGGTTCTTTTTTGGGTTCTTGGGGCAATTGGTCTATCGCCACGTCACTAGCATTAGGAATCGCTGATTTAGGGAGGGCTTTGCTTATCCCCGCCGCCCGCATCCGGTCTGCCGGTTCTTTTGAACCCGCTCTTTTTGTAATTTTTGATGGCTCGCTTCGTGCAAATTGTGGAACTGGATTTTCTTCAAAATGAGTACCACGAGCAATCGCCGCATGTTTATGTTTAGGAGTAGGAAATGTAACCAAAATCCCATCCTTATTATATGCTTGTCGTTCTGGAAATCTTCCTTCAACTACTCGATTGCAAAAATTTATGGATTCTTTTTCAGAAAATCCATGTCCTATTAAATACTCTTTTAAAATGGTTATATGCTGATTATCTTCTATATTAAAAATACCATCAGATATTCGATTATCAATGCATATATCTAAAAGAATCTTATTGACTAAATCAGATCTATTAAATTCTGCCATGTTAAAACACTCTTGTTTCTTTACAATATAAATATAAAAGGAAAATTGTAAAGTATATTTATAACAATATTTGTTTTACATCATGATAAGAATTTCCCATATAAATTTTGGTAGGAAACTTTCCATTATAACCCATAATTTTACATATTTCTTTTAATGTATCTATACCATCTTCTTTATGGAAATCATACATTACAGCATCATATGTATATAAAACCGGAAGAGTTTTTTTAGAATTTAAATAATCCATTACTTTTTTTAACCTGGAAATGGCTATTTCTCCTTCTACTGCCTGTAAAATATAATTGAATACTTTAGGAGGATTGGGATCTAATAAATGCTTATTTGTTATTTTTCGTTTAAATAACGGAGTTAAAACATATCCATTTTGATTAAAAAATTTCCACTGTTCATCTATATAAAACTTTAAATTAGATAAATATTTTATATGAGAATATTTATCTTCTACTCCACCATAAAATTGTCGAAATGTAATTCTTTTAGCTTCTTTAATATCTATTTCATCTACATTCTCTTTTTTAAAATATAAACAAGATAAATATGTATGAATATCAGTGCTTTCATCAATAGGATAATTCGTTAAATATGAAACAATACGAGGATGAAATGCAGTATAATCAATAATTACGATTGCCCCATCTTCTTTCCACCGAGAACAAAAACACTTTCTTGTCCCATCCTCTGCATTTAATGCTGCATAATTAATTCCATCATACCTATTACTGGGCCTTCCTGTTGAAGTATATACGTTATATTGACTATAAACTAATCCTCTTTTATCGGGCGCCTTTCCAAATCGTTTATTAAATAAATCTTCCGAAACAAATATTCCATTTGATTCTAATTTTCCGAGAGTTTCTATAATTATTTCGTTAAATTTTAAAAACGATTCTTCTGCACCGAACGTTTTTAAAAGAAAAGATACATCATCTGCTAAATCATTAAAAAATTCTAAATGTTTAATTAAAGGGATCGATTTATTAATTTCTTTATAATTGCCTGCACGAGATTTTATTAAAAAGTGACATGAAGTTTCATATTCCGATTCTTCAAACAATTCATTGAATTGTATATAGCTGACTAAATTAACATCTAACGCATCTATTCCAGTTAAATGTTTAAATGACTTTTTATCTATTGTCCACTTAATTCCTTTAAGTGGTTTTAAATATTTATCTCGAAATAATTCCCATGATATAGTAGAAATTGAATCGGGATGGGAAATGGAAAAATAATAAGATTTTCCAGTTTTAAGGTTCCTAATAAAAATTATACTTATAAAATTAATTGCTGAATGAATTCCATATTTGCTAGGAATGGCATATAAAAACAAATCTCCAACTTGATTCTCTTCTTGGAATTTATTACAATCAACTATATTTTCTATCATCAATCCCAAATTTTAACATAACTCCAATAAAAGTCAATTAATTTTAATTCTCTTCATCATCAATTCCCAATCTTTCCTTTATATAATCACGAAGAGGAATAATTCCCGCCGAAATTGTAGTTGTCCATCCGCTTGAAGTAACCGAATCTTTAATATCATTTATACGAAATACTATATTATTATGAGAATATGGTTCTGGTAAATTTCTAACTAAAAACATCATAAATGTTCTCAATCCGCCAATTCCTTGTATTATAAAATTGGCCTGAATTCCTGGCATAACTCCTGTATATTTTGGATTATTTCTTTCATCCGAATCATCTAACAACATTCTTAAAACTTCTATTTGAGGTAACACTAATCTTCGTTTAATTCGTTGCCCATTTTTATTTTCAACAGTTATTTGGAATGCGCCTTCTGGAGGATTTATTTGTTGCAATGCCCTCATCATTTCACGGAATTCTTCATTTTTTGGTCTAGGAGGGGAATCTTTTTCTTTCTTCTTATTCAGTGTCAATCGATCCCCAAAATGATAATCTAATAATTCATTAGTTCCTTCTGTAATAATTGTCCGTTTATTCGGATAGTTAACTACAGCATAAATACTACGTATTGCTTGAGCATTACTAATCGTTGGTTTAAAATCGACGGAAGAAAGCAAACTATCTGCGTCCATATAATCAAAGGTATAAGGCTTTCCTCGATTAGAAAAATACATGAATTTATAATCGACAATTTTCATTGTCGCCGGTTCGTCTTCTTTAACATCAAATCCTCCCGTTCCATCTACCAATCGGAAATCCCAAAAATTCCCACATGCTCCATTTATTCCTTCCAATATTTTTTCTACAAGACGTGCATATGTTTTTATTTCATCGCTTTTTGCTAATAAATCTTTTAAAAAAGAAATATTTATATAAATATTTCTTAATAGTCCCGAATATTTGGCCGGATAAATATTTCTACTTTCGAGTATATAATCATCTCTAAATGGAAATGCACATGAAGGAGGAATTACCCTTGCCCGCTTATATCTAATCCAATTAATAAGTTCATCTAAA